AAGCCGAAGGGTGAGCCGATTGACGATGAGGGCAACGCCTACACCCGCGACTTGCTCTATGACAAGGCAACCAACAAGCAGTTCATCACTGTCCAGACGAAAAGCGGCAACACGTTCTATATCGTCATCGACTACGATGCGCCCATCAACGAGGATGAGGAACAGTACCAGACGTACTTCCTCAACATGGTCGATGAAAGCGATCTGCTTGCGCTGTTGGATGAAGACACTGCGGCTGCTCTGACCACCTGTAACTGCAAAGAGAAATGTGCTGCCGGTCAGGTCAACACCGACTGCCCGGTCTGCAAGACCAACATGAGCGAATGCACCGGCACAGCCCCCGTTACGCCTGAGCCGGACAAGGATGCGGAAACCGATGTCCCCGCGCCCAAGCCCGAAAAGAAGTCCAACGTCGGCATGATCCTCGTCATCTTTGCCCTTGCCGGTGCTGCAGGCGCAGCTTATTACTACATCAAGTTCGTCAAGGGCAGAAAGCCCAAGGATGAGGACATGGACTTCTTCGACGATGAAGGCTACGAGGAAGAGCCGTACATCAACGAGGATGAAGAGCCGCAGATTGCGGAGGATGCTGAAACGGATGGTGATGAAGATTGATCTTAGTCATTGCTGAAAAGCCCAGCGTAGCCCAGTCCATCGCAAAGGTTCTGGGCGCAACGTCCCGCAAGGACGGCTACATGGAGGGTGGCAATTACATCGTTTCATGGTGCTTCGGTCATCTGGTGGAGCTGGCAGACGCCAGCTCCTACGATGAGCGGTATGCCAAGTGGCGGTATGACGATCTTCCCATTGTTCCGGAAAGCTGGATGTTTGAGGTCACGAAGGACAAATCCCAGCAGTTCAAGGTGCTGTCAGCTCTCATGAAGGACAAGCGCGTCACCGAGCTGGTCTGTGCAACCGATGCAGGGCGCGAGGGTGAGCTGATCTTCCGGCTGGTCTACAACAAAGCCGGATGCACCAAGCCCTTCAAGCGTCTGTGGATCAGCTCGTTGGAGGACTCCGCCATCCGCGAAGGCTTCAACCATCTCCGGGACGGCAAGGAATATGACCGTCTCTATGAAGCGGCACTCAGCCGCTCGAAGGCGGACTGGATTGTCGGCATCAACGGCACCCGCCTTTTCACCACGCTCTATCACAAGAAGCTGGTGGTCGGGCGCGTCCAGACGCCGACCCTTGCAATGCTGGTGGAGCGTGACGGGAAAATCTCCACGTTCCAGAAGGAGAAGTATTTCAACGTCCACGTCGGCAAGGGCGATCTGACCGCCGATCTGGAAAAGGTCAAAACCGAAGAGGAAGCAAAGAAGATTGCGGCGGCTTGCGAGAAAAAGCAAGCCGTCGTTTCTTCTCTCAAGCGGGAGACGAAAACCGTCAATCCTCCGAAGCTCTACGATCTGACCACCTTGCAGCGCGAGGCAAACCGCTACTACGGCTTCACTGCCCAGCAGACGCTCGATCTCGTTCAGACGCTCTACGAAAAGAAGCTCCTGACCTATCCGCGCACAGACAGCCAGTTCATCACGGACGATATGGAGGACACTGCCCGTCAGGTCATTTCTATTGTCTGCCGCCAGCTTCCGCTTTTCTCCGGCGTTTCGGTTACTCCGGACATTGCCCGCGTAACCGACAACAGCAAGGTCACAGATCACCACGCCATTCTCCCGACCGTCCAGCTCGAAAAGCAGGATGTTTTCGCGCTTCCTCAGTCGGAGCAGAAAATCCTCAATCTTGTCGGGATGCGCCTTCTGTGTGCGACCGGCGAGAAGCACACCTACGCAGAAACGCAGATCACGCTCTCCTGCGAGGGCTACGAGTTCAAAACCAAGGGCAAGACCGTCGTTCAAACCGGCTGGAAAGCCATTGAAGAGCTGTTCAAGGCATCTCTCAAGACGAAAGAAAAGGACGATCCCGTAAAGTCCCTGCCCGAAGTCCATGAGGGCGATATGCTGGATGGTGTGTCTGCCAGCGTCACCGAACACTTCACAACACCTCCGAAGCAGTACACGGAAGACACGCTCCTGTCCGCAATGGAGACTGCCGGAAACGATCAGTTCGACGATGACACCGAGAAGAAAGGTCTCGGCACTCCCGCGACCCGCGCCGGGATCATTGAAAAGCTGGTGAAGTCCGGCTTTGCAGAGCGTAAAGGAAAGTCCCTCATTCCCACAAAGGACGGCTGCAACCTCGTCTGTGTTCTGCCGGAACAGATCACTTCTCCCACGATGACGGCAGAATGGGAAAACACACTCATGGAGATTGAGCGCGGCAAGGCAGATGCGGACGCCTTCCTCAGCGGCATTGTCCGGATGACCGGGGATCTCGTGAAAGCCTACCCGTTTCTCTCCGATGCCGAAGCCCAGCGTTTTGGCACGGGCAAGGAGGAAATCGGCAAATGCCCCCGCTGCGGCTCTCCGGTCTATGTCGGCAAGGGCAATTTCTACTGCTCGAACAAGGGCTGCTCCTTCTGCCTGTGGGAAGACAACAAGTTCTTTTCCAGCAAGAAAAAGAAGCTGACCAAGAAGATTGCAAAGGAGCTGCTGGACAAGGGCTGGTGCCGCGTGACCGGGCTTTACACGCCGAAGAAGCCTCAGCTCTACGATGCGGTGATCCGGCTGGATGACAGCGGCGGCAAATACGTCAGCTTCAAGATGGAGTTTGATCGATGACCCGCCCAAAGTATGTTGCTTCATGCAGCGGAGGCAAAGACAGCGTAGCGACGCTCCTGCTGGCTGCACAGCACATTGAGCCGCTTGACGAGGCGGTTTTCAGCGAGGTCATGTTCGACAAAGACACAAGCGGCGAAGTCCCGGAACACCGGGACTTCATTTATGACCGACTCAAGCCCTTCTGCGAAAAGGAGCTGGGCATCAAGTTTACCATTCTCCACGCGGACAAGACCTACGATGAGGTGTTCCATCATGTCATCACCCGCGGACCGCACAAGGGCGAGGTTCGCGGCTTTGCATGGGCTGGTATGTGTGCAGTCAATCGTGACTGCAAAATCCCGCCAGTCCGCAAGTACAATGCCGCACTCTCACCGGACACTGTGAGCTATGTCGGCATCGCGGAGGATGAACCAAAACGACTTGCGCGTCTGGACGGTGTGAAGAATGTCAGTCTGCTTGCCAAGCATGGCATGACTGAGGTTGACGCCTACAAGCTCTGTCAGGAACACGGGCTGCTTTCCCCAATCTACGCTCACTGCCGAAGAAACGGCTGCTGGTTCTGTCCCAACGCCAGTGACTCGGAGCTGCTGCACATGGTCACAAATTATCCGGAGATGTTTGACCGGCTGATTGAATGGGAGAAGGAAGACAACATATTCCATCGTCGAATGACACGCAGAGAAACCCCGTCTGAGGTAAAGGCTCGTTTACTGAGCAAATCCCAGACGGGGTTTTCTTCGCCCAAAAGAAAATAAGAAATGGAGGTTTGAGATGGCTGAAAACAAAAATGCACAGCAAGTCCGCGAAGCTGGAACAGGGCATCAAGGAGCTTTTTGAATCCGAGCGGTTCAAGGAATACCTCCGCACGATGTCCAAGTTCTACAACTATTCCTTCAACAACACGCTGCTCATTGCGATGCAGAAGCCGGAGGCAACCTATGTTGCCGGTTATACCTCGTGGCAGCGCAACTTTGACCGTCAGGTCATGAAGAGCGAAAAGGGTATCAAGATTCTTGCACCCGCGCCGTACAAGGCGCAGGAAGAGCGCGAGAAGATTGACCCTGCGACGCAGAAGCCGGTGATCGGCGCAGATGGGAAGGCTGTCACGGAGACGGTCGAGGTTCTGCGCCCTGCCTTCAAGGTGGTGAGTGTCTTTGATGTTTCCCAGACGGACGGCAAGGAGCTTCCGGACATCATCGTCGATGAGCTGAAAGGCACCGTCGAGAACTACGAGGCGTTCTTCGATGCACTCAAGCAGGAATCTCCCGTCCCTATTTCCTTTGAGGACATTCCGGGCGGTGCAAAGGGATTCTTCTCGCCGGTTGAAAGCCGCATTGCCATTCAGGAAGGCATGAGCGAAATCCAGACGGTCAAGACCGCCATTCACGAGATTGCTCATGCAAAGCTTCACGCCGTAAAGCCGGATGAGAAAGCCACGCCAGAAGATAAGAAGGATCGGCACACCAAGGAGGTTGAAGCGGAAAGCGTCGCCTACACCGTCTGCCAGCGATACGGCATTGAAACCTCGGACTACTCCTTCGGCTACATCGCCGGTTGGTCATCCGGCAAGGAAACCAAGGAGCTGAAAAGCTCTCTGGACACCATCCGTAAGACG